GGCAGCCTTGAAACGTGCTGACTTGTCTAGCTTGCCTAACTCAGATAGTGCCTGCTTCAAGCCTGTAATTTCTACATCTGTGGCAAGGCTCATGGCTTTCGGCTTTCGTTTAACAGCTTAATCGTGGTGTTTAGATCAGCAATATCAAACTCTACAGCAGGTGGCCACCAGCCTGTGGCTACTAAAAGACTTGCTAGGGAATGGCGGTAGGTTCCGCTTGGGTAGGGTTTGCCGGATCATTATCCACCACTTCTAATACCAGTAATCGGCGTATGAAATCGTCAAGGACTACGGGCACTGTGATGCCAGCGACTTTGGATGACTCGTAAGCCATAAAGGCTAAGTCCTCAATGCTTATGCCTTGCTCACCGATGGTGCTGGACTTGCGCTTGTATTTGCGTTCCCATTGCACAATGACGTACAGACTGGTAGTGACTTCGTACGGGCCTTCGCCCGTGTCTACCTTGAGAGTTAATTTCATGTCGGGTTCCTTTAGTTAAGGGGTTGTGATATCTCGAGCGTAGGTGCCGCCAATAAATGACGCGGTAATCATTGACAGTTCGCCTACAGAGCCAGTAATTGGTGTGTAGTCCACTAACTGCATGTTGATAATTGTGAACTCAGGGTTAGACGCTGACTCTGTCGTGCCTGATGGGGAGATTACTAACTGTGTAGTACCTGTGCCCAGATTGGCAAACAATGTGGCTTCAACTTCGCTAGTGCCATAGCTGAGATACATCTCAAGCTCTACAGAAACAGTTTGTAGACCTGGCACGAAACGATGACCGGTATCGCCAAAGGCTGTGGACTCAAGCGAGTCAACACCGAGTGTGATGGTTGCGCTGCGGCACTGGTCTGTTAAATCAACAGCTGTACCACCAGTAGTTGGTGAAAGATTGACTGTTGGGTTAGTGAGATATGTACTTGTGGCCACGATGGTTCTCCTGTGTCAAACGGTGCCGGGTTCCGTATCTGTTGTTAGTTCTAGCAGATAATACTACTGCAGTTGGGTATGTCATGAGGTTTGTGCCTGCATCGCCATTTGCAGATCGTAAGCAGGGTAGGTAGCGCCACCAATTTCTAGTGATGAGGGCTGGCCTGCCATGATCACAACGCTTGAGCCAAGGACTGTGGCCACAATGCTTAGGATGTTTTCCAGCACATTTTGGGCTGCGGTGCCACTGCCAATAACACGTACTGGGATGGTGACGCGCACGATGTTGCCACCGCCAGCGATTGTCTCAAAACTAGGGGCATCAAGAAAGACACAGTTAGGGACAATCTTTGTGGGGTCACTAACTACGCGTAAGCCTGTCACTGCCGTAAGTGTGGCCTTGAGGTCTTGCATAGCCTCATTGAGAAGCCCTGTGGCAGGCATTAAGCCACCTGTGGGCGGTCTATGCCCAAGAGCTGTTTAATCATCGGTGTCATGGCACTGACGGGCGCTGAGCCCATACCATCGAACGTGGCAAAAGTGTCTTGAACTGAGCCTCGCGCGCGCCACAATGCAGCTGCATACATGAGCGTACCCAGCGTGCAATCGTGGCCCGGGCTTGTGGTCAGACTATCAAAATAGCCAGACTCCTGCCTGCGCCGATAAGCAAAGTCGTTGGCAGCGTTTCGGGCCTGTGTAGCAAGCGTGTAGTCATCGCTTGGGTTAGTGATATCCACCCCAAGATATGTGACGAGTTCAGCCGTAGTTACCCATGTGCAGTTCTGCGTGTAGGTAATTGTGCCTGTAGCTGACGCTGTGCGCTGTACATCTGTGCCGGTACAAGCAAAGAGCACCTGGTTAGGAATACTGACATTGGCGTTAAATAACAGATCACCTTCTGTGTCTATGCCGATGTACTCATACTTGGGCATGGCATAGACCACGAACGTGCCGTTAAAGGGTGCAGCAACACTGGCAACAGTGATGGATTGCCCCACCTCTATTTCAGTGTCGGTCAGTGTTTGTAGCACTGCATAGTTGTCTAGCAGTTGCTTAAAAGTGACTGTGTATGTAGCCATCGGCGGTAGCCGCCTTTCTGACTAGGCGATTACGATGCCTTGAATGAAGCTGGACTTAGCAACAAAAGTTGAGAAGTAGCCGTAGTACGAGAAGGTGCGGCTCAACGTGCTTGGGTTAGCAATGCTGAGAACGCCTTGCTGTGCTTCGTAAATCTCAAAGCCCGGTGCGTAGGTAACAAGCATTGTGCCTGATGCGAAGTTGTTATCAACAACAAGCGTAAGGCCCATGACATCCATTGAGTTGTAACCAAGACCGCCAACGCGACCAAGGCTGTTCTGACCAAGAACACCATTTGTGGTGTAGCCAAGAACTGGGCGCTTGTTTGCATCGAGCTGTGCACCCAACTTTTCCCAAACATCTGGTGACACGCACAAGTGAGTTGGGAAGTAGTTGCTGTCCTCTGCAATTTCGCGTGCTGCGTCATACAAAGAGTTGATCAATGAGGTTGGGTCACCAGCGGTAACAGTCCATGTTGAGCCCGATGCTGTTTTACCAGCAACAAGTGCATCTGCTGCAATGTTGTCCGTAGCGATGAGGTACTCACCAGCAAGGTCATTGAGGATGAGGTTCATTGCTGCAGGGTCTGTGAAGTCCATGTCTTGCATTGTGAGCGTGACTTGGCCAGCAACAGTTGCCTTAGTAACTGTGTTAGAAGCAATGACCATTGTGGTGGCGCTAACTGCGCTGCCTTCGGTCTGTGTGGCTGCTGAGGTGTGAGTTGTAATGGTTGGTCTCACGAAGGTCTTGCTTGGCGTGTTCGGCATTGAGCGAGCACCAAAAGCGCTAACAACTGGGCGAACAAAGTTCAGGTCTTGGAACAAAGGCCCAAGAACTGGCACTGGCAAAAGTCCTGGCGTATCTGTGGTGAGTACGTCACCTGCAGCTGCTTGAAGTGCTGTCTGCTGATCGCGTACTGCTTCTTTGTATGCAGCGTTTACATTGGCGAAAGTGTCGCCGCCTGCGTGCATTGCTGCCAAGTATTCACCGGCTGATGGCATAGCAAACTTGCGTTTTGGCTGTGCGAAAAGAGCTGATGCTTGGATTACTTCTGGGGCTGGGGTTTCTGACACTTCGGTCTCCTCTGACTCTGTGGGTTCAGGCTCATCGGGTGCCGTTTCTGTATTATTGCTCAAGTCATCCTCTGATGTGGGGATACTCGCTGCAACATCTGTGATGGTAGCACCGCTAAAGGCTGGCTGTGGTACAAGTGACAACTCCATCCAATCGGCTGCTTCCACAATCATCACGCCATCTTCGTTGTACGAAAACTTGGTTGGGTTTACGCCTACTGAAACTGAATCAAGTACGCCATCGGCTGCCAAGACTAAAGCCTCATCGCCTAGGGCTGTGGTTGACACTTTGGCTGTGAAGTACATGGCGGTTTCGTCATCGGTGCGCTCGGTCACAAGGCCAATGGCCTGCGATGCGTCATGGCTCATGTAAAGCTTTGGCGCTTTGCCTTCTGTGGGCAGTGAGCCAGGCAGGAAAGAAACTGTCTGGCCACCTGACACTGTGGCCTCAGTGTTGTAAGGCAAAGCAATGCCAGTAATGGTGCGCTTAGGTGAGCCGTCTTGTGCGGCATCAATTGAGAATGTGGAACTGGTAAAGCGCATCATGCGAGGGACTCCTGTGTGTTTTCTGCTGGTTGTTTTGTCATTTTGTCGGCTACATAGTTTTCTTCTAGGTAGTCATCAGTGTCAAACTTTACATAGGTGCCACGCGGTAGCACGTTGTTCATGCTGAGCGTTGAGGCTATGCAGTCGGCGTATGGCTTGACACCAAAGATGTAGAGATCAGCGCGTGATTGCTCACTGCTGGTGTAGGCATAAGCACCAGTGGACACGCCTACTAGGTAGGGGGGAACACCACATAGGCGCGCCAGATCTAGTGCTGAATACTGGGCTGACTCAATCATCAGCATCTTGTCCGGTGTAGCGGTGCTGGCTTCGTAGCTGAGGAACTCGTTAAGCACTGCGGTCTGGCTGGTTAGTCGAGCCTCTTGGAAAGCAGCGCCAATTTCTGATAGCTCTTGCGCGCTCAATGGCTCGCCACCAGTCTGTTTCAATACGCCACTAGGCAATGATGACTGGGCGTTTTTGTAGCGGCTTTGCTCAATCTTTAGCGCTGTAGTGATGGTCTGCTCTGAGCTGTAAACGATGCCTTGGATAGGGCTAAGGAACTGCACAACGTTGCGGTAGTCCAACTCGTTACCAGCAAAGCTAATGGACTTAGACGGATGAAAGAAAACGGGGCCCTGCTCATCCAATGTGGTAATGCTCCCGGCTGGTAAACGCTGGAATTTTGTTGGGTAGCCGTCAACTGTGCGCTCTGTGATGTACCAAAAAGCGCGGCCATAGAACAACAGATCGTCAAGTGTCCAGGCCATTAGGAAGTTGTAGGTTACGGCTGGGTCGGGCTGGCGTAGCCAAGAGCGAGGCGCTAAAGGTAGTTCTTCCATTTCGCCTGTGGCATCGTTGAACATTTCGCCGTACATTTTTAGTGGCATACAACCAATAACGGAAGCCAGCAAGTCACGTGATCGAGACACTGTGGCTATCGTCATGGCGCGCTGACGCGCTGCGCCTTCTTGGTAGTTGTAGAAGTTGTCGATTGGGTTTTTGCTGTTGCCTGCTGGTGCATATCCTACGGCAGCCTGCACTGATGGTGTTGAGATTGCGGCCTTGGTGACTGGCTTATTGAAAATACCCATAGCGGTAGTATGCCACTTTCTGCCGGGTGTGTGTGGTACTGCCCTGCTCATCCCGACAACGCCCAGAGCAGTACCGCCAATACTTTAGCGACTGACTACGACCATCATTGGTTTACCTGCTTGCTTGGGTCGTGACGCTAAAGCGGCAGCCCAAATGGTGCAACGCGCTAACTCGATAGGCCCTGGGGAACGCTTACTGCTGAGCGCTAACTGGTTGCTCTGCATAATCGCTACTGATCTGTTCATGTGTTCGGCAAGGTTTTGCTCACCTTGGTGCACCAGTTTTGCATCGTTAATTTGTGCCCTGACCAGTGAGGTGTAGCGCAAAAGTTCGCCGTAGCCAACCACCTTGGTGCGCCTAGTCAAAGGCAAAGGCACATGATGTTCTAACGCTGGGGTCACGGCCAGCCCCAACAATGGGTGAGCCGCGCAAGCATCCATCATGGCTTGCTGGCACTCGGCCAAGGACTGCACGACAAACTCAACAGACACGTGCACCACCCCGACATCATCTACAGCTGCGCGAACAGCCACATAGCGCGAGCCATCTAAGGACGAGTCGCAAGCAAGCCAGCCATTATCGGGGCCTTGAATATCTGACAAGCAAGCATCCCACTGTCCAGGCTGTAGCCAGCAGGCATCGGCATTGACAAACTGGTTAAGGCTTGCGCGCAAGAATGATGATCTGTCTGGGTGGTCAGCATCTATCAACATTGACTGCAGCTCTAGGGTTTGCCCTAGCGCTGGGTTAGCCCAGCCCCACCAGCTTGTGTCCATGACATCTACCCCTGGCGGTGGTGACCATTCGGCAAAATAAAAAGCACCGGCACGTTGCTCGCCAATAAGTGACAGGCCTAGTTCGCGGTAGCGAAGCATGGCCGTGGATGCCTCGGTGCCAGCGGTAGAAGTCATAACCATAATTGGCGAGCCACCAGCGGTGCGCGTGTTGCGGGCCTTCATTGTCGGGCGCAAAGAATGAGCCATGACAGCATCATCGACTGCGTAGATTTCGTCTACCCAGATCAGGTCTGCAGAAAGTCCCATACCGGCTGATGGTGTGGCGGCCTTAATGAACCAGCGCGAGCCGTCAGGCATTTGCAATTCCATACGGCCATATCCCCACTTGGGTTTAGCGTCAAAATACTGCTCAAGAATTGGGGCCAAAAATTGGTATTGCAAGTTAGCCAGCGGCAACTCATGCGCCGAGCTGATAACGGTCTGGGGTTTGCCACGTAGTGCAGCAATGCTGGTTAACCAGGTGCCGACAATGGCCTGCCCTAAAACAGTCTTGCCGTTTTGTCTAGCAACTGTGATCAGACCGGAACGATTAACTAGATCACCATCAGCGTCAGACTCAAGTAAACCCATCGCCGCGTGTACTTGCCAGTCCATCAGCTCAACCTGCATGTACTTGCGCGCAAACTCAACAACCAAAGGTGCGTACACAGAAAGTCCCGTAACCACAGTTTCCAATCTGGGCAAAGTCCTACCGACCCCAACCTGATCAGGCCAGTCACCAAGGC